CTGTGGTTTTCCCAAGTCATACCCGGCCGAAAGAGATTTTCTAGGTAAAGTCTTAGTTCATCGATAGAACAACCAAGATCTTTAACGGCGGAACCTGCTTTGAAGCGGTTTTTAATAGCAATGCTCAATCTACTTCGTAAAGTACAGGCCAAGCGGTACTGCGGGTCTGACTTGTACCGAGCGACATGCCACTTAGCGCTGCTGGCTCTCACCTTCTCAGGATTTTTAGCGCCCCACTTATCTTTGCGGGCTCGACTCTTCTCAGGATTTTCAGCAGCCCACTTAGCGTTGCGGACTTTGACCTTCTCTTTGTTTTCTGCATACCACTTGGCTTGGTTGGCTCTCATCTTTTCTTGGTTCTCTGCATTCCACTTGGCACTCCGCAAAACATTACAAGAGCGGCAATTGCCACGCCTATCTCTACCCGTAGCTCCACATTTTTTACAGGGCTTCATTGTTAATCGTCGTTCCTGCGACCATTTTCAGTATCCTCCATCATCGGAGAGTGCGATAAACTCTTCATAGTCCATAACCAGAGTCATGCCGTTGCACAAAAGAACCTGGACCTGATTAACAGGTTCTCCGTCATGGCTCCATACATAAATTCCCCAATCCGCAACTACTTGGTCAAAAATACGGATCACTACGAGCCTCCTTCGCGCAGAAAACGGGCGCTATTTAGATGGCATCTGTAATGGCTTTTAGAACTTGTAGGCTTTGAATAAGTCTGATCTTTTCGGGACCAGGAGGGCTCTCTTGAAGAGCCTGACTTCCCTCTGCGTAGCAGAGGAGAAGATCGTTCTTTCTCTCTACATTTAGAGCGAACTTATCTTCGCGCCACTGCCAAGAAGCGTAGGCCGTAGCAGCTTGTACCCAAGCAACCCTAGCGTCCTGAAGAGCTGGGCCGTGGGAGAACTTCTGTATCTCAAAGAACTGGCGTGCGATAGCTTCGGATTCCGCATACTGCTGCGCCTCACACACAGTGATGCGGCAGTACACTCGAACATTGGCACTATAGAGCATGTAGCATTGTGGCTGTTGAATGTCTGCACTAATGCATTCTTTAGAGAGAGGCAATACTTCCTCAATCTTGGTTTCTAACTTGACTGGGTCGCAACCTTCTTTGGTTGGGACATAGTTTGCTCCTTCAGAGCAGGACTTATACAACGAGATGCTTTCGTTGTTTGCTTCTACCGCCCGATGAAAAAGTATCGGAGAGGGGGCGATGGTATTACAAGAAGACAGGGACAGAAGAAGGACAGGAATAAGGTGTCGAAGCTTCATAAAGATAGTCCTATACCACGGTGTCAATGATGTCTACTAACTCATCGAAGCCCTCTGAGTTAAAGAGGGCCCAATTCCGCATTGCGGGGAATAGTTCTTTCAGGGCGCCGATGGCTTCCTTAACGTTGGCATCCACGACGGCCCCCTGGCTGTTCTGCTTGATCGCTTGCTCAATTGTTGAGAGCTCACTCTGCAGAACATCTCGATTGCGGGCACAACAAGAACTGATGTAGGTGAAATCCACCTGCGGGTATTTCGCACGAAGCATCTCGGCATCGGTAATAAACCAGAAGTCGTTGTAGATCTTCTCCATTTCCGAAATTGCCTCGGAATCCCAGTTATGCTGAAGAATAAGATTTCCAAAGTGTTTGTTCAACTCGGAATCCAGTTCCACGGAGATGCGCATAATGTTTGGGTCGGCAGGTGGAAAAACCAACTCATCCCACTCTCTCCCGAGAGCAATTCTTTTCCAGATGAGGAAACCGGTTTCTCCTAAAGCCAAGAGTGGCGCCGCAAGAGCCGCGGCGGGAACAAAAGCCAACACAGCTCGAAGAACGGATACCCCTCGAAGAATGTTATGATCCGAAAGGATACGGGGTTTGATGACAATGTACTTTGAATCTACCGGTTGGTCTTCTGACTTTGCGGCTTTAAGCACACTTAAGATAAGACCAGACCAATCGACCAAGGCACTTCTCCTCCAAATCTCTTTTACTCCGTCCTTTATACGGGCAAACAAACTCATTACTGAGGCTGCGCAGGAACTTCCAACTTAACACCGGCTTCCTCAGCTTCGGTACCCTTTATCTTTAACTGACCATTCGCAAACTCTCGACCAGCAGCAAGGGCTGCGGTTCGGGACATGTCGATCTTATCCACAGTGAGTTTACCAATCTGAATGTTGTACTTGTTAGCTGCGATCTCAATGGCTTCGTTCAACATCGACTTCGATACGCCATCGGCAAACTGCCCAGCGCTATCCAGAACGGCATCTACAATCGCCTTCTTCTTCTGTTCACCGGACAGATCAGAGCGGAAAGCTACTTCAATGACCATAGGGAGAACCGCTTGGACCATGTCTCCCAGAGCCTCGTCGTGCTTCTCCCAAAGAGCCTCGATCCATTTCCAAGCACCTGCAAACCAAGTCTTGAGATTATCGAACACCATTTTATACCTCCTCGATGTTAACTTCTCCGTCGAATTGTACATACGCAGGGGCGATCTTCCTGATCTGCAGACCCGTCTCTGCTTTGGTCAGGATAAATCTCCCATCGGGAAGCTTAACAATCTCTACGTAGTCTCCGACTTTGAGACCCTCTTCTAATACGGTCTTGCGCCTATCTATTGAAACCTGACCCTCAATTTTCTGTAATGCGTAAGTTGCTGGGGTCTGCAAGCACCGTCCGGATTCGTTTAGGCTGTTTAGTTTTATCACACACCTCTTCCTTTCTCTTCCTTTCTGCGAAAGAATCAAACTGCTTCTGACGCGTGTTGATAAATTCCAGTACGTCAGATAGGCGAGGACCCGCCTGTCCGGTCCAACCCACGTGCAGCAGCCCATCATCTGGTTGCTCCATTGCCCAAACCTTATTCGTGTAATCAATAACTACTACTGGCATTTTGTTCTCCTGAAAATAAGCAAACCTATAGGCTCGCCTCTTACAAGATCTTTGTAATCCCGATGCTGTTCCTATTTAACGTATGGAAGTAAGTTAGAAATAATGACGGCATTGAACCCGTACTGTACCAGCCTTTCTACATCTTCTGGTTTGAGATTGAAGTTAAATCCTCCAATCTCAAAAGTCGGGATGATAACCGTCCGAGACCATTCATTATCAGGAACGTGCTGACTATCGACTGCGTCAAGGAAGTATTCTGCGATGATCTTCAGATAGTTCCAAAGAATTGTACTGCTTGCTTGTACATCCTGGATCTTACGCTTAATGAAGTGATCGGATCGAGGACGCAGGGAAATAATGGGTCGAGGAGAGTCTGGGAACATATCAAACATTCCAGTGACCAAAGCTCCGTCCGTTACTGGGTCTCCATCTAAATCGTACCAAGGAAAGATAAAGGGAATAGTAGAGGACATCCGCACAGCCTTCCAGACAGGAAGATCGGGATGGGAGTCGCGAGTAAGTATGTGTCTCTTTCTTCCTACAATACTTACAACTGAGATCCGGCAATCAATCTTGAAGTCTTTCAGAGTGGCATCTCCATAAAGACTTTGGTAGTACTCGTCCAGGGCTCGTCCCGTATAAACGCTGGGATTTTTTAGGCTGATTAGATTAGCAACATTGAAATCTTTGAAGCTCTCGTAAGGAATAATCTGGGCACGTTCGTACATCTCGTCTATGCTGTGCCCGAGAGCAAAACCGGCGGCTATGATTGCTCCACCTGAAGTTCCGGCGATCCGTTCGATGTGATAACCCTTTTCCTGAATAGCCTTAAGACCCCCGACGAAACAGGGAGCCCGGACTCCAGAGGAAGCCAGGATTACATCAAGATCAGCTTGCTGTCCTCTCCCCATTGAGAACGACATTTGGAAGGTCCTTTAGTTCCTCTACGTGTTTGCTGCTAATGTTCATGTGGATCAGTTCTAATCCTTGTACCTGAAGGGCTTGATTGATTAAGGCCAGAAGTTCCGGGGTCAGCCGGAGCTCTCCTGGTATCGTAATAATAGCCTTACCCTCTTCCCTTTGCTCTACCTTAATGATAGAGGTAAGGTTTATGTCCTGTGGAGCAGGTTTGTTTCCTATCAGCATGTTAATTCCTTCCAGTTGATCCGAATCCTTTATCTCCTCGACTGGTCTCGTCAAGGTTTTCTTTCTCTATATAGGTTCCAGGTGCTACGTAGCAAATCACTAACTGGGCTACCCGATCCCCTTTCTTGATCTCGAAGTCTTTCTCTCCGAGATTGATAAGGATTACTTTGAGCTCGCCGCGGAAATCGATATCCACGGTGCCTGGAGTATTCAGAACGGTAATACCGTGATTTAGCGCAAGCCCGCTACGAGGTCTAACCTGGATCTCCACTCCTGAGGGAATAGAGACAGCGAAACCCAGCGGAACCAGCGCAATTTTTCCGGCGGGAATAATCAAATCCACCACAGAACAAACATCTGCCCCAGAAGAGCCCGGAGTTTGATGAACAGGAACTACAGCATCAGGATGAAGTCTCTTAAAATCTATGATCACAGGTTAATCCTTTATCTGATTTCGAACTTAATGTTTGGGTTTCTCTTTTGCGGCTTACTTTCCTTGTCGGAAACCAATCTCCAGTCTTGCGGCTGAAAATCCTTGATCTCAATCTCTTCGGTCTTCAACACGTGCCCTATGGCTATAACTTGTCTTGCCATAAGGTTTAGGGAATTGCGGCCGCTGTTTCTGACAGGAAGTTCTAACTTTACTTCCTCTTCCGAAGCACTAACTGCCATAAGACCAGGGAATAGTTCGGCTGCTTTTACAGCAAGTACCGGAGCAGTGCTGATGTTTAGCACGTATCCAAAAGGTACTCTTACCGATAGACCAGTCTGAACCTTCATGATTTCCGAAGGTTGAATGATAATTGGTTTTGCCGCCAAAAAAATCAGCACCCCATTTTCATACAGAAGGGTTTCAGTGCTATCTTCTCTGTGTACCTGTAAATCCATTAAACCACCTTGAGGCTGAGATTGGGGGCAGCCCAACCACAGCCCAAATACTATAGACGCTTACCGACGAGTGACGCCAGCCAGCGGTGCGTTGCCCGCAGGCAATACTCCGGATCGGCCAGTACCAACAGTCGCAACTCCAGTGGAAGAAGAGCGAATCTCCATTCCCTTGTAGCCACCGTTCCAAGGCATAGTGCCGCCTGCTGGCACAGGACCTGCCATGTCAGGATTGCGCGTAGTCTCAGGACCAAAACCGTTGGCGTTAGTGTCAAAGATCGGATCCAGTGCGTCTAGGTTGACCACAGTTCCGTCGTGCTTTAGTACACCCATTGGATGTTCCCTCCGTTCTTGTGTTTCTTTCTTTTCTTTCTTATCCCATCTTGGGCTTTTCCGGCTTGACGCCGGTGGGTAGGGCATTGAAGTCCCTGAAGGAGCTCCACTCCAAATACCCAGGAGGGAGGCCCCAAGACAGATCCATTACTCTATCAATGCCAATAATACGATAATCTCTACCCGTTGTCAATAAGTTCCAAGAAATTCCCTTCCTTGTGTTTCCTTATGCTCCCTGTCGGGATACATTGTCTGCCTGGGGTTTCTTATCCGTTCCCCAGATGAGCTCAAAAGTAACCGCCTCACCTGCTTCAAGTTTCTTGAAACCCTCCATCTGAATCTTGCTATAGTGAACAAAGACGTCTCGAGTTAGACTCGCGTCGTCTGTTACTTCTGGGGAAACGATAAATCCGAACCCCTTTTTAGCGTCGAACCATTTTACAATGCCTTCCATGTTTAAGTCTCTAATGTCAAGAATCCTGCTCGCTAAACCTCTAACGTTCAGAATGCTATACGTTAGCCTCCAATTGTAAGTATCTCTGGTTGCCCAGTGGTGATCAACACCATGTGCTCGATGTGTGATGCCCTGGATTGATCCAGGGTCACGATCGTCCAGCCGTCAGGGAGGACTCCCAGTCCGGCTTTGGTTTTCTTTAGCATGGGCTCTAAACAGAAAACCATTCCTGGTTGAAGATCAATGCCAGTCTTTACTCGTCCGAAATTGGGAACTTGAGGCTCCTCATGCATCTTTGTACCGATGGCATGACCACAGAACTGATAGACGTTATGATAAGGGCTTTTCCCTATAGAGTTCTGAATAGCATTACAAACATCGCCTAACTTGTTCCCCACTACACACGCGTCGATGCCCGCTTGAAGTCCCCTTTCGCTGGCTTCGATTAGATTACTATCTTCTTTTGTTATTTCCCCGACCCCAAAAAGTCGCGCCGCATCCGCAAACCATCCGTCTAAATCCAACCCGCAATCTATCGTGATTATGTCCCCCTCCTGAATAACGTCTGTCTCAGAGGGGACTCCATGAACCAGGACCTGATTGCGGGAAAAACAAATGGAGGCTGGGAAGGGCGTAGCGGCTGCTCCCTGGGAGTAATTTTTGAAGGCGGGAATAGCACCCCCATCCCTAATAAATTCCTCCGCCAGACGATCCAGGAACGCGCCAGAGCGTCCCGGCTGCGCAGCCTTGACCAAAGTATCCAAACACCGAGAAAGTAGCCTGGCGGAAGCCCTGAGCTTCTCTACCTGCTCTTCCGTCTTAACTACTGGCATTAAATCTCCCCAGGAAAGATTAGGGTGAGCTCTGTCATCCCATCCCGAGTATTGGTGAGGATATCAATATCCTTATCCTCGTCAGCAAGCAGCTTTAGGGCTTCAATCAAAGCCTTATAGCGGACATCTACGTTCTTGGTACGGTTATCAAATGGGTTGGGGCTGGTAGATACTACGGGAACCTCTACGGGTTTTGCCGTCGCTTTCTTTTCCGCCTCGATAAAATCGTGCCAAGCCACAAACCACAGGAACACTTCAGATGCGTACTTATCTGCTTGGGAACGATACTGAGGAGGAAGCTGTTTGATAGCAGGGACTGCTTGGGCGTGACCGCCGTATTGGATAACCAGCGCCGCGGCTTTTCCTCCGGCATTATAGAAAGTTAGACAGGCTTCTAATCTTAACTTCTTGTCTTCCACTTGTGGATACTTTCGGTAGTAAAGCCACCAAAGGGTAGCGCATACTGCCTTAATACCCATGTTCTCATCGTCGGCGTCCTGCTTGGTAAAGTTCTTCAGATCCGCCGCTTTCGGGGTCATAGCAGCGATGTTCTGAACCTGCTTGGCTCCAATACCCGTGAATTGTCCGTATCCCACGGCTCCAGTTGGGCTAACTGCGTTGGCTACGAAACGAGACTCTTGGGTAATCAGGGCCCGTACCAGATTAGGATCGATTTCGAAAAGCTCAGCGTATTCCTCGATATAAGGACGTACGTCTCGTTCTTTCTTTTTCAGATCCTCGCTCAGAGTTACCATTAGTCTCTCCTGGGATTACTTTCGGCTCCGTAGGAAGGGGTGACCTTCATGAATTCCGCTTTGCGTTGGAGTTCCTTGATACTTCGGGCTCCGCCGTAAGTCAATCCACTTCGTAATCCGCCGAGCAATTCGTCTATCAGCTCTTGGGCAGATCCGGAAACCGGAGCCCAGAAATCAGTACCCTCGGCTACGGTCTTCTCTTTCAGTCCACCGTAGTACTCGTTCTGGAAGTCTTCGCTGGCTTGCCCCCTGTATTTGGCTATTGTTTGGGCATAAGGGAAACCGGCGATTTGCTTACCTATGGTGGGGATTAAAGTCTGTTCCTGCTTCTCCGCAGCACTTTCATTGGTGAGGGCAAAGAGTTTCCCAACCATTACTGAGGAAGCCCCGGCAGCAAGGGCAAGAACAAGGTCTCTGCTGTTTCTTATTCCGCCGTCCGCAATGATAGGAACTCGCAACTTCTGGGCTACTTTTGCGCATTCGTAAATAGCGGTGAATTGCGGAACCCCAAAACCAGTAACGATACGAGTAGTACAAGCTGCTCCAGGACCAACCCCTACCTTCACCGCATCTGCTCCGGCGTTGACGAGATCTTGGTAAGCCATTGGCGTGCAAATGTTCCCTGCGACTATCTGAATAACTTTGTCGTATCTCTTCTTGATCGTAGAGATTAACTTGAACATTTTATCTGAATGACCGTGCGCTACATCTATAACTACCCCAACAGGAAGCTTATCCAGAAGGTCGAAAAGAGCGGGGTCGTCTTTGATTCCGCAAGATACGAAAACATTGCCCTTGAACTTCTCGACCCATCCCACTTGAGTCTCGAGAGGAGCAAAGCGATGGAAGATAGGAAAACCACCGTTGCGTAAAATCACTTCTGCTAGCTCTTCACTGATCACGGTGTCCATGTTGGCGGGAATAAGAGGCATGTGCATTCGAATGTCTTTTGTGATCCAGGTCGAAAGATCTGGTTCGGTTCTACTGGGAACGTTGTTGTATTGAGGCACGATGCAGACATCATCGAACGTGAGACCGGTCTGAAAACTCATTAAGTTAATCCTTTCCTGAGGTCATAGTGCCAATCTTAAGCTTACCTTCGAGAGCCTTGGTCATCGCTCTTCGAATGGTTCCGTTGTCTAATCGATCCATAATGCTGAGATGGGCGTCGAAGGGATCTGAATAGATCTGGTTCTTCCAGGCTTCCCACATAACATCTGCGGAAGAACTTACCTTCTCGGCTCGAACCGCGTATCCGAAGGTTTCACTGGCTTTCGCGCACTGAATACGTGCGTTCGTTAGTCCCTTATCTACAAAGTTCTCCAAAGAGCTCTTCAACGCCTTCTGCATCTTGGGAAGCCTTTCAAGATCCGTGGCAGTCGTCATGATCAGGAAGAGGTTGTTTGGAATACCCTCTTCAACATCTGCAAATACTCCGTAGCAAAGACCTCGCTTTGCACGAAGCTCTTCAAACAGATACTGCTCGAGGCACGTGAGACCCAGATCCAGGGCTATTCGGTGTCGAAGGTTTCTGGAGAAAGGGATAGGCTTAACTACGGATATTAGGGCTTGTTCTACTGGACGAACCAGTTTTATAGGAGAAGCATTGAAACCGAAGCTTACCTTATTCATTGGGGTAGGTGCAGTCTTTCTGATCTTATCGTGTCGTTCCACGGTACGTAGAACTTGAGTTTCCGAGAGATCTCCTGCAATAACGAGCACTACATTGTTTCCGCAGTATTGCTGTTCGTAGAACTTCTTCAGATCCTCTACGGATGCTTTCTGAATGTTCTCTATGTTTCCAAGGATAGGATGATAATTCTCTCCGAACGCATCTCCATAAGTGGCTTCTTGCAGCTGCTCAGCGTGATTATCTTGTGCGCACTGAATTTCCGAAATGATGGCGCCCTTCTCAATGTCTTCCCATCGTTCCTTTGGAAAGTTCGCATTGTAGAACATATCAGCCAGGATCTCGTAGCTTTCCTGCCAATTCTTCTTGAGGACGGTATTCACATAGGCGGTGTGATCGTAGCCTGTGAAAGCGTTGTAATAAGCACCCAACTTATTCCAGGCAAGTTTGATTTCAGTGCTGTTCCTTTTGTTTGTACCGCAGAAAAGGGTGTGCTCCAGAGCGTGGCACAATCCATGCTCAGTAGGATTAATCTCATTCACAGGCCCGCACAGAACGTAGTAGCGCGTCTCCACCAAGGCGGAGTCCATGTATCTAAAAAGAACAGGTAATCCTTTCTTCGTGTAAAGCAGTTTCATAATACTCCTGGTCTGAAGAAACTTATCATTTCTCCAGTAAAATACTAATCGTCACCCTTAACGGTAATGTTGATTCCACCGCCGCTCTTTGGAGAACCATCTCGTGGCTTCCTCTTGGCTTTGATAGCAGCAAAGCGCTCATCCTTAATCTTTTCCTTCTCTGCTTGACCGGCCTTAAAGTCCGACAGCTGCTGCTTGCGATCCTCAGCTGTCTGAGGAATGTGGCGATTAGAAACCGCATCCTTGTTGGTGGGCTTCATTACATTGATTTTTCTGTCAGCCATTTTAGCTCCTTCCGTATTTGTCTGATAGTCGTGCTATGTCTTCCTCATCAAAGTTTCCAAAGGCAACCTCGAGAAGGCGGGACTGGTGGTAATGACGATTAGTAGCGGTATGAACAAAACCTCTGGGGATCCAGAGTTCTCCGCCCATTCCTAATCCAATAGTTTCACCATCGAGTTCTGCTACTATGCTACCATCGAGAGCTATCCAAAGCTCATCTCTGTTCTTATGCTTTTGAACAGACAAAGATTGCCCAGGGTTTAGTGCAATGATCTTTACGGTCACCGGTTCGTTTAAGCAATAGCGCTTAAAGTTTCCCCAGGGACGATAATCTACGATCGTTTCTTTTTGGCGCCGCATAAAAACACCTTATGCCATAGAGGTGGCATGTCTACGTAGGCGGGATTCTCTCATTTTACGTTTAGTTTCTTCAGAATGTCGTTTTCCGTAAAAAGTATTATTTTTGCCGGAAAGGGCAATACTCATTTTCTGTTTTGTTTTTACAGAAGCGTGCTTCCCAAAGTTAGGATTGCCTTCTCCTTTTCTCATTTCGCTCAGCTTGTTTTTAGTCTCTTCTGAGTGTCTTCTCCCAGTTCGAGCTTTAGATAGGTGCCCACGTCTAAATCTGTGATTCAAACTAGTGATAGTTTGACCTACATACTTTTTTCCACTAATTGTATTTTCTATCGCGTAGATGAGCATCAGCGCATGGTCGCTGCCAAAACCAGCCCATTGGCTACGCTATGCAGAGGATCGCTTGCGTGCCGAACTCCAGAAATTCTCACCGGCATCTCTACTGCGCCCAATGCTTGCTCGAACTTCTCAAGGAAGCCCTTGGGAAGGGAAGTTCCACCGGCAACTACCAATGGAATAGGTTCCTTGAACTTCGGGAGCGCAGGAGATCTAGACAAATCATAAGCGATTTGTTGCAAAGTGTAAACCAGAAGATTACCATAATACACAGAAATCGCAGCGTGGATTTGGTTTCCTGGTTCTGGTCTCATTAGATCCAGTTCCGGAGATTCTTTTTCCTGCTGGATAATGCTGTTAGTCATGTTGGTGGCAATAGCGGCTTGAGCATCTACCCAGTCTCCCGACTTGGAGGTGCTGAAGGTGACCACGGGGTCACCGGCGGAAAGAACCGCAACGTTCATCATTCCTCCACCTGCTGACACGGCGATACCCGTAAGCCCTTCGTCCAAGAGTTCGGAATAGGCGAGCGCTTCCGCTTCATTCATAGCGTGCGCATCAAAACCCAGACCCTTCAGGAAGGAAGACAGCATGTCCTGATGGAATAGCTGGTCGAAGTCTGCATCGATAGGTTTGGCAGGAACAGAGAACACTAATCTCTCGTTCTCTACCGCCGGAGTTCCAACGATACGAGACAAAAGCTCCTTCAGAATAGGAAAGGCTTCCTTCTCTGTAGGGGATAGAACACCGCGGTGCATTGGTCTTCGGGTATTTACATGTCTTTCATTGGCCATGAGGAAAGCATCCTCACCCAGGACATAGAACTTATCGTTCTTCTCGAGGTACGGAGCCTTTCGGTCATCCAGTCCCTTCTGAATGAACTTCTTGTTGATAGAACTCTTGGGTTCGATCTCGAGGAAACAATCTCGCATCTTCTTGAAGCGGATCTTTCCGTCTTTACCAAACCTTCCGGCAACCAAGAAAGAGGTACCAACGTCCAGTCCTACTCCCTTGGGAATATCAGCATCTGCCATAACAAACTCCTTCTTTTCAAAATGCTTGCTGAGGTGTTCTTGTTTCTTTAAGTCCGGAGGAAGTAGGGTTTTCTTACTCGTCGCCTCTTCCTCTACTACTTGAACAGGTTCTGGCTTTTCCTTGGGAATGGGAAGAGTTTTAGGTTCTCCCTTCCGTTGTGCTCGTACCTGTCTTCGATCATCTTGAGAGCGCACCCGGTGTTGCGGGTGTTCTCTTAATTTCTGAGCATTGATAACCCGGATCCCATTTTCATCGGATGATACTACGCCCTTCTCATGAAGTTCGCGCAAAGTTTTATCATCGACCATTAGCCGTTGCCTTTCAGTTTCCTCAACTTGTCCAGCTTATCGCTGGCACCGTCTCCACCTTCTTTGTCTTCTCCCAAACTATCTCCGTGGCTCACCACAACCTTATCATCAGAATGAACAATGTCTGTAAGGGAAACGTGTGTCATCTTCGGGCGAGAAGGATCCTCATGCGTCACTGGGGCGCCTGTGTACGTCCCTATGGGAAGACCCTTGAATGCTTCTGCGACCGCACCCTTAATAGCCTCCGCTAAAGCGTCGGTGTTGATGGCCGGCGCTTCTTTGGGCTCTGCGTTTATAGCGATGGCTTCCTGAAGCTGCAGGGCGAGCTTTAGGATTTCCAGTTGGCGGCCATCTGCTTCGTGAAGTCTGCCTTGCTGAACCATGTTCAGAATCTCTAGCATGTCCTGCTGTCTTGCTTTTTGTTCCTGGGCTAACTTGGTTCGTCTAATCTGGTCATTAACTCCGGGCATTTCTTTCTTCCTCTTCCAGAATGTCGCGCAATCTTTGATCCAGGTCAGCATCTTCTGGCCCCGGTTCGCTTGGTTCATGTCCATTAGTTAGAACCTCTACCTGTTTCTTCAAATCTTCTTTTTCCGTATGGATCTCTTCCATCTTCTTATTCCACTTCTTATCACCAATAAAGAGATCATAGGACTTGCTGGCAGAAAGCCATGTGGCAAAAGAAACCACAAGCAAATCGATGGTATGTCGGATCTTTACAATGAGGGTCGAATTTACCATAGCCATAATGTCAGCATCAGCAGCGTAATAGAACTGCCAACCCAAACACACCAAAAAAGAAACGAATAGCGAAATAACATCAGCCTTCCTATTGAAGTTGAAACTCTTCTTTAGGAACTGCGTTATCGCTATGACTATTGGTACTGCTGCGGCATTACCAAGAAGGGATAGATCTTCCACGGTAGTTTACCTCGTTAGTTTTCGTATATCTCCCCGAGGTATAGATCTCGTACTTTTCGAGCGTTCTTAATGTCGCGCTTCACTTGATCCTTGTCTTTTAGATAGTCAAGGACTTCAGGCGGGCTTCGGAAGATCTCAGTTGATTCCCCAATCAACCAACCTGGAATCTCTTCACGCTTAAAGCTTGTGATAACGTAGAGAGGACGTCCCTCTCTAAATGCTTCCCAGGCTTCCGCTAACGATCCGGCACCCCGCTGTACAGACTCATCGTACAGCAAAATCACCAGTTGAGAGAGTTGAATGCCGCGAGTGTCCTTCATAAACATCTTCTTTCTAACCATGTCTCGATATTCGGTAAGATCAGGAGACAATTTCTTTTCTTTCCATCCAAAAGCTTGGGCTTCTGCATCTCCTCTTTCTTCTACTACCGGATCAAACACCATGTATCCAATCTCCGAAAGTCTCTTGGTAATGTTTTCTCTCCACACATTTCCAAGTCCCTTCTTGTAATCCATACCTCCTGACAAATATACTTTCACTACAATAACTCCTTCGCAGCTACGAACGCTTCTCGCCAGTTATTTACTCTTCTGATGCGAGCTTTCTGTTCATGTAGCTCTTGATCAAGATCTCGGTTCCAAGGTTGATCCATTACGATTACATCAATACCCTTATCCGAAAGATCTGTGATGTGATTGACTTGATCTTCAATCATTACTGAAATGCCCTTCTCTACACAGAGACTGGCTTTATCGTCCGCATGGTGAATGCCGTGGCACAGGAAACCATTTTCCTTAATCCACAAACGGGTATCCTCTACTACTTCAATGTAGGTAGGTCTAGCCGTGACGAAATAAACTTGAAGTCCAGGCACATCGTTATACAAGGCGCTGGTTAGAAGATGATTATCCTCTTCCAGTTTTGGTAGATCTCTAAATAGCCTCTTGCCTTTATAGATAAAGTCCTTCATGTCTCTATGGAAAGTACCCGGCACAAGATCGAAGATCTCATCCATTCCCCAAAAACCCTTCGAGAGGTCTGGTTCGCGCCCAAAGTTTTCTTTGATTACTTGCGAGGCTCCCAAAATGAAGTTAGCCACGGTTCCATCAAGATCAATCCCTATTTTCTTCTTCAACTTCTGCTCCCTGCTTGTCCTTCTGTTCCGGAACCTTTTTTAGGCTCCCAGAAAGCCAGCCAGAAACTTCTTGCTCTTCCTCATAATCTAAATGAGTAATGATGCGAAAGAAGTTGTGCTCCCGATCGTAGTGGCAAAATACCATACGTCCGTTCCAAAGAAAGGATATACGATTAAGATCTATCCATTCCAAAGTTGCTTGTGCGATAAGCGCTTTACGAACGCTTTCGGCTTCGTTGTTAAGCATTGAACCACTCCTGTGCTAATCTTTTCTTGTCTTCCAGGCTTACATTTGTTCGGAAGGCATTGCCAATGTTCTTGGGAAGCTGGTTGTGTTTCTTAAGGTAGGTGAGCACTGCATAATCGAGGGAGGCCTCTACTTCCTGCTCATCCCAAGTTCCGATAGGATCGGTATTGGTTTTTTGGCGAAGCTTGATAGTCTTGTAATTTGCTTCGGCAGTAGCCAGCATCAGAGAGAAGCTGGTAAAGGTAGTCATCTTCGAGTTTCGGTTGTTTAGATAGTAGCGTGCTTTAGTTATGTCGTTCATACTTCAATAATACCTCATAGAGTTAGTTTTATCAAGGGCGCTACAAGCATAGGCTAATGAGCGACATCTGAATGAGCATCTGCTCATCGTATTGCCAAGTTCGGATTAGCCTGCCCAAATCACTCAGCTGTCTGAGTGCCGTGGAGATTTGTTCCTTAGACCAGTATCTATTGGCTACCATGGCTTTCTTGATGCGGAACTCATGTTCTTTCAGTTCCCGAGAAATTTGTTGGGCGGAAAACTTTTCTCTATCCTTAACCTGTTTCAACAGGGTAAAGTGCCCACAAAGAAGGGAGTACAAAGCCAGAGCGTTGTAGTCCGCTGCGAATAGTCGGTTTGCGTGGTGGAGAACCTTTCCAGCAGATTTGCTGTTCAAGGCGTCCAGTAGGTCGAAAGGTTTTATTTCGGGGAGAACAAACTCCCGTACCATGAACTTATCTTTTACCAGCTTACCCAACCGAGTAGTTTTATTGTGCCCAGAAGCAATAAGGACCAGGGCGTTACCATGAACAGGATTATCAACCACTGCTTCAGCGAGAGCTTCTGATTGCGCAGGTTTGCTATCTGCGTTGCGTACGACGATAACCTTGCCCTTACTAAAGAGATCATTGGAGCAATACTCCGTGATGAGCTTACCAACAGGCAAGTCATCTATGGTGGCGTCATACCGAAACCAAGCAGCGTCCGGATACTTCTTTTGGATGTCCGGAAGCCACTTCTTTTCAATCATGTCGGTATCATCACCGAACGTGTAATACAGGGCGGGCTTTACCATTATCTTCGTCGTAGCAAATTTGCGATAGTTTGCTTTACAGATTTCCACGCAGAGGAATTAGCATTGCTGTCTTCAAATAGCTTGGACAGAAGATCCTTTAGTTCCCACTGCTCTACTTTGGTCAGTCTTTCCTTTGGAAAACCTGTACCAAATCCTCCAGAGTAATAAAACCCCATTTCTACCATTAACTTACCAGTTTCATCTTGATAGACGCGCTGTACTCTAACATCATTATGCCTCATCATTTTCTAATCTCCTATGAAACTCTTCTGCCGTCATGGTAAATTTGGAAAGATTACACTTCGGGCAAGCAAGGCAAATGTTAGCTTTGCTGTGAGTTCCGCCTCGTGAAAGAGGTGTTTTATGTTCAACGTGGTAAAGCTTACGAAGCTTTTTTCCACAATAATCGCACTTCCCGTCTTGCTCCCGCCACAGGTCTCGTAAGTCCTGTGCAGTAAAACTCGAGTTTTCCCCACGAGTTAGTGATCTCCGCTTACGCCATGCCGCCTTTCGGTACTCGAATGTGTATGAAAGTCCGTGCGTAGTAACGGCTTCCAGTTGCCCACATCCGCAACTTCTGGTTTTTCCTGAGCGAAGGCAGGACGCCTTCGCTATGTGGGAGTTTCCACAATCACACTTACACTTGTATCGCATGTTTCCCCACTGATCTTGATGGGAGAAACTTACGACCTTCAGTTTTCCAAAACGTGATCCTTTTCGTAAAGGTTTCAATTGCCTTTCGGAAGTGGCTTTGGAAATTGCGCAACCACAACTCTTTGTGCTGCCATTTCTCAAAGATTGACCGAGAATGTTCTTTACCTTTCCACACACGCACAGGCAAATCCAGGAAGTTCTTCCGAGAACTTTATCCACATCCAGAGATAGGACTTTTAGACTTCCAAATGTGTTTCCTGTAAGATCGTACTTTAGTCCTCTTTTACGCTTCATTTATAGTTAGTTGGATGATGCCCATCTCCAGAACAGATTTGCTGTTAGGGGTTGCGTTAAAGTTCCTCTCTACCTCGAGGCACGTACTAAAGAGCCTCTGAAGGTAGGCTAAATCAAACGCTTTAGCAGAGTTCGCCGGTAGTTTATCTCTCACAGGAGTTTTTTGACCAAAGCTTTCCAGCGAACACCAATAAAACCACTTCTCCAACGTCTGGATAATTACTCTTGCTTCTTCGTTCTTCCTGAGCTGTCCTACGACTTCAAGGGCGGTAGCAACATCCTGTCCGTAGATAGCGGATACCAGTTCCAGATACTTATCAGAGAAGTCTTCAACTTCTTCACCAGATAGATACTTCTGTAGAAGAGATAGTCCGTCTCGAACGCTACCTTCAGCTTTGATGGCTACGGTATGGATGACTTCTGGGGTGAGGGTGAGTTTTTCTTCCGCCGCAACAAAAGCATAATACTTCTCCAAAGTTTCCACAGGCACATCAGAGAACTCATAGATCTGACAGCGGGACTTTACCGTGGGGATAAGCTTATGAAGTTCAGTCGTAAGAAGAATGAAGCTAACTCCTGGAGGAGGTTCTTCCAAAGTCTTGAGCAGAGAATTAAAGGCGTTTTTGGAGAGCATGTGGGCCTCGTCCAGAATAACGACCTGGTGTCCCTTACGAGAGTAGCGGATGTTCTCGATGATTTCCCGAACATTATCTACACCAGTATTGGAAGCAGCATCTACTTCGGTGACCAACATGGTCAATTCTGCAGGAGATAAAGTCGGAGCGCCTTCATTTAACACCCTAGCTACAATACGAGCAGAGGTAGTCTTACCCGATCCTCGAGTTCCACAGAAAATGAGAGCGTGCCCAAGAGTATTGTTCTCCAGTGCGGCTTTCAGTTGTTTGATAGTCGTGTCTTGTCCAATGACCTCTTCAAAAGTCTTCGGCCGGTATTTTAATGCGAGAACTTCACTCACGTTAAATCCTTTCTTGTTATCGCGTCTGAGAAGCCGCGTAGCGGCTATTCGGTTCCGTCTACGCCAAAGAACGCACGAAATGCAGCGCTTTCCTGAAGATCGTAAGGATCTACCTTCCAGCGTTTCTTCATGCGGTGATAACCAAGATGTCCCTCGCAACTATCGCACCAGAACCAGCGCGTATCGGGGTTCAATCTCTTGTAGTCGTATCCAGCCTCTGGGTTCTCCAAGTAGGATTGACATACCGGGCAGACGGGTTTGTTCTCAAGACCCTCAGCATTCAATTCATCTACTGCGGGGCTTACAATCTTTTCATCAGACATAGTTGCCTCCTAATCCCTCTTGCCGTCGGGCAATGAGGTTGGTCTTTCAAGACGCGCAATCAATTTCTTGAGGCGCCACTTCTTGAACGGAATGAAATCCCGAAGGATCATCAAGCCGTTTGCGATCATGAACTTATTGGGATGTCGTGCTCCCAAGATCTTGAGTACGGTGCGTAAATGAAGTCGCATGACATACTTGTTGTTCTCGGAAAGCTTTGCGTGGCGGGATAGACGTTTAGCGCTCGACAGGAATTTATCCAATCGCTCCTTCTCGGTTAGTCGTGGGGCTTGATAGGGCTGCATACTGCTCCATAATCTCCACGGATGCGCTTGTTCCCAATCTATCTGCTCCTGCATCAATCATTGCCAAGGCTTGTTCTACTGACTTTATCCCTCCAGAGGCTTTGATTGACGGAGAGGGATCGCCGTTGCGTAGTGAATTC